TCCTCATCAGTAAGTGAAAGATTATCACGAAAAGTAAAGAACCAGTACCGCCAATTGGGTACAGGTTCTTCTGTAAGCTCTTTCATTATCTCCGCAGGCACGTCACAGGCGTATTTCTGATACGGACGCGAGCGGTTGACAAACTCTTTATACACAGGCAGAGAGGGGTCGTCAGGGTTGAGGGTCGCCATAAGGTAATCGTTACGGGTTGACATCTCACGGACAAACTCGATATCGGCGGTGTTTATCTCGTCGATATACACACAGCCGAACTGAGCGCCCAGCACCATTTCCCACTTATCCTTGTTGTCATATCCCAGAACATAGATTATCTTGCCCTCAAACTTGATATGCGGCAGTTTGTAGTCCTTATCGCCGTTGCCGAAGTACCGAGCATTGGTGTGCAGGTCAAGAATGCCGTT